CCTGCTGGTGTTGGCTTCATTGGTACAATACCGCCAACATTTCTTAAACCAGACTGTTGTGTAGAAGATGCTGTTGTGGCTGGATTTACTTGTATCTGAGAGTCATCTAGATAATAATCAGATTGAGACGCATTACCTTCTTTACCGGAAAATACAACATAATATTTGTCTTTCATATAGCGGACTTGCACGTCGCTGACAGCTATTGTATAATCTTTTTCAATCTGTCCGATGCTGCCTTTTGAAGCATTGGCAGTAACAGTCTTTTTCAAGAACTGCTTTTTTAGTTCTTCAACAAACTTCTTTACAATAGCGTCTTCGCTTTTTTCAAGATTTAGCTTGAAGTTTCTGAATGACTGAGAAATGTCTACAACATTGCCACTTTGTGCCGGTGGAGGAGTTGTAGCAGTAGGAGCGCGACCAGGCGACATACCGCCAGCAGCAGATGGGTTTGTGCCCCAACTATCTTCTTTTAATACTTGTTTTGCTATGTTGGTTAGGTTCATATTTTATTTTCCCATTCTGTTGATTCTTTTGGCAATCTCTTTTAGACGGTTATGTATTTCCTTCATGTCTGGCTGAGTTCTTGCCCATAAGTTTTCATTGGTATATCCACATTCTGTCTTTAGGCGTTCACAAATGTTTATAAGATATTCAACTTCACCAAGCATTTTCTTGGCTTGACTGATGCCATAAGAAATCTTGGCGTGATTTTTCATCATATCACTTTCCTTGAAATTTCTATAGCGGCTGCGAGCTTCCATTATATTTAAATCACGACGTACTGTTGGTAGGCTTTCATTTTCTGATTCACCAATCGTTGTGTCATCTGTATCTTCTTTACCAACAACTTTGCCACCAGGCATACTGCGTTCTGCCGATTTCTTTTTGCTCTTTTTACCACGAAATGCTGCTGGGGTCATATATCCCGCAACAGCACCAGTAGTTGTCATTTCTTCAATGACTTCTTCAACAAGTTCGCGGATTAGTTGTTTGGCGTCTTTCATTATACGTCACCCTCAATGGCCTTTTGAGCGATCCAGTCGCCTGCCATACTGTTCAGTTGGTCAAGTTCTTTGTCATTCAACTCAACGCCATTTGTAAATGTTGCCGAAGAAATGTGTGCATCAGAATAATCACCGGCACGAACGCCGTCGATTTGAATGCTTTGTACATCAACTTGTTTGCCATTGACTACAAAGTTTTCAGTAGCTTGTTGTTCCATTACTTCTTCAATAGTTTCTCTGATCAGTTGTTTTAGCTGTTTGCGTGTCATATTATTCCTTTTATTATTTTACATTTACTTTTTGAGCGACATATACTTCATTGAAATCTACGCCATATTCATATGCATTTACACCGTCGCTGGTATGTACAGTTTCTTCTCCATTTTCATTTTCTTGCATGAAAAAACCGTCGTCCTCTGACACCGCAACCATTTGTGCTTGATATTCAGTTTTGATGAATACTACAGTTTTTCCACTCTTGACCAATCTGTTTAGTTGATTGAATGTATATGCAGGACCGGCGGCTTCGGATTGAATGTCTTCAATGGCTTCTTTGATAAGTTGTTTGAGTTCAGTGCGTGTCATAGCATTCCTTTTATTTGATATTTTTAAGTTCCTTGATAAGTTCATAACTCAGCATCAGAGCCATGATTTGATTTTCCTTTACTAGAGTTCCTTTGGTAATCTTATCAAGTTGATTGAGCGTTTCATCAATCTTAATTTTTACAACTTCATTATTCACCACACTCTTTAGTTCGCTGATTTGCTTTCTAACTTCAGGAACTTCGGCATTGATATATTGGCGAAGCGAGTTGGTATTGCTGATGTTGTTGATATATTCACGAATAAGAATCTTTTGCTTTTCATCCAATCCTTTGTATTTTTCATTGAATGAATCAACCAGCAACTTATAAGCAAGCAAACGAACATCTTCATTTTGCTGTTGATATACTTTGACCAGATCTTTCTTTTCTTCTTCGGATATTACTCTTGTTGGCGTCTTGGAAGCAACAATGCTTTCAACAATACAACTTCTTGCCTTGAACATTTCACGAGGGTCGCTTTCAACTTCATTGACGGTATCTTCAAAAACCTTGTATATACTAGCAAGCAACTTGTAGTTTGATATACTGCCCTTTAGAAAATCATCAAGTGGATAATGTTGCTTGATTTCCTTGATAAGTTCATATTTCTGAAGATTCAATGAACGCTCATTCAACTTCTTTCGTGTACGCAATACAGTATCTAACAATCTATCAGCAGAAACTTGGTCTTTTGTTTTTTCTTCAAGTATCACTCTATACAACGCATTCTCTCTTCCTAATTCTGTATTTTCCGAAAAATACTTACGTAGCATATTGTTCGCTTTTGAGTCATCTTTTCCATTTAGTATGTCGGCGGTGACTTGACGAACAAGCAGTTCAAATAATATACCCGCATTTTTATACTTGGAGTGTTTCAGTTTCTTCATACATTTTTATTATTATAAATATATTCCTTATTGATAAAAACTACATATTTACTGCTGTTTGTCTTCTTCTATAAGGTTAGACTCGTCTAATATAGACTTTTCTTCAGTTATTACTCGTTTGTGCTTATTATTATATCTGGATTGCAGTGCTTTTTTTATACTTTTCAGGTCTTCATCCATAGAAAGTGCGCCGCCTCTGTATATATGACGGGTAGTACGATCACTCTTTGATTTTTCTTTGTTTTCTTTATTTCCAAGAACATCTTCGCCAAAGTTCTTGGTATGAGTAGATGTATACTTTTCTTTGTTTCCCGTTTGATCGCGTTTACCGCGCTCACGATCTTTTCGTGTTTCTTCTTCGAGCGGAGGAAGACCTGGCAACTCACTTTCGCCTCCACCCCCTTCACCACCACCCCCACCGACGGGTTCTTCGCCTCCACCACCAAAATCGCTGACAGCACCGCCTTCAGATTTTTGCTTACTTGCGGCAGGATCATTGCCTTCCGATGATATCTGCTCCATTCTCCAAGATTCTTTTTGGTCTTTAATAACTTCTTGCTGAACTTCTTCGATCTCATCTTCGGACATATTAAATATCTGATTATACATCCATTTCTTACTAAACATCTTGCTTTCTGCCATATCCGACGCAAGGCTGATCTTGTTGGACCATATTTCTAGTTTTTCCTGCTCAAAGATTGTGCTTGGGTTACTTAGTTCAAGTTCAAAATCAACAAGCGAAGCGTCTTGATAGCCTTGAACATACAAATGCACGATAGCAATCTTAGTTAGTTCAGATACTATAATACGTTGTATACGACCAATAGTACGAGAGAATCTTACATCTTCGGCAGCGAGTGTAGCCTTACCGGACAGTCCTTCTTCATATCCCAAAAATGCTTTTGGAATCTTTAATGCGGCCATCATCTTATTACGAATATATTCAAGATCATCAATGCCTGTAAAGTCCATACCAGGTAACGTATCAATCTTGGTGCCGCTATCACTTCCACGAACGGGTAGATAAAAATCTTCCACCATGTTATTCAAGTTGAAACGTAAGTTATAATCGCCACTTCGTTCATCAATATATGGTACTTTCTTTACTTGATTCATAACCTTTTGCATTGCCGCATCAATATCGGCGGGAGGAATATTACCAACATCAACGGAGAATATACGCTTTTCTGGCGCACGCATGATGCGATGAATAAGCATCGCGTCTTCCATCAAACTTAGCTGCTTCCATACACGGCGAGCAGGCTCTACCATGCTTTTACCGTATGGTAAAAAGTTACTGTCGCTCAACAGTCTAAAATGCGCGATCTCAAAGTTTTCATATTCCATACCACCACCCATACCATCGTGTTGATATTTTACATAGTTAATATTTTGTGGATCGCTACCTTCTATGCGTGTGATTTCATACGGACTGATTGGATGAACCACAAACACACCATATTCTGGTGATATTTCCATACGCAAAAAGAAATCGCCATATTTGCACATATTACGTGTCCAACTCCACATATTAAACTCGACGTTTAGTATGTCATAGAAAAGATTTTCAAGTATCTTCTTTATGTTTTCGTTGTTGCTACGAATAGTAAGAACTTTTCCAAACTCACTTGGCACAAGGCACTCGTCGCTATAGATGTCCAACGCAGATGCGATGATAGGATCCATATCCATAACGTCATAATCTCTAAACAACTCAAGACGGCTTGCTTGATAAGCCATGCTCATGTCGCGATTATGTAAGTTAAATGTACTGCTTCTTAAACGATTAAAACGATCACGCAAACTGTTTCTGTCTGTTGCGTATTGTATTTCATCCGTGTCTACAATCTTGAGTTTTTTACCGCCCACATTACGAACGATTACGTCCGTACTGAACATCTTTTTCAATCTGCTAAATAGATCTTTTGTTTCTGCCATAGTGTGTATATATATGAGCGCTTACTATATAAATATATACTAGAGGTATTTTTATAAAATATATTATCGCAGTAGCCAAGTAAGATCTTCTGATTTATTACCGTGCATACCAGGTCCACCGACGTGCATTTGCCAAGGATTGTTATATACACCAAATGGATTAACTCCTTTACCTGTACTCAACAAGTTTACATTGTTTTGTATTTGTTGAGCAGATGTTGATCCTATTCTATCTATAATCGTTTTCGTAACACTGTCCGACTCTTTTCTCAAACGCAATGCTACATCTCTTATCCATAATCCTATACCAATAGACATTACAAGATCGTCATTATAGCCTTCCATTGCTTCTGCCCTTGCTGACACAGCCCCGCTTTTCCATATAAAAACCTGTAGTTCTTCTATTAGCCGCTTGCTATGAACTATAACTTCTTTGTTTCTAAAATAACTTTCCAATTTTGATATAACCAGCGGTCTCGTTTTGTTAGATGTTGTAAAGCCTGGCGTCATCTTTTTCTCTTGAGCGTGTATTTTGTTGGTCATCTGATTCTCGACATCAACATACTGTAAATCGGATGAACTATAAAAAAGATTAGGATAGTTGTTGTCTAATACTTCTTGTATGACCGCCCATCCCACATTAGCATTTTCTACAACAAGCAATGCGTTGTTATATTCTGTTGCCATTGTCATAAGACCTCTGGCGTATTCTTTAGTTGGTAGTTTGCCTTTATATTCGGCAACTTGCTCCATAGTTTCTATCTCTAGTATTTGAGCAGCACTATAATCGGAAGCATCGCCACGCGCAACGTCAGCTGCGACCATATATGATTTACCGGGTTCCGGATATTTGAATATCCAATATCCTTTGTCTACTCCGCGCTTTTCTATTGGCTCAGTTACATGAGTTTTACTATACCATTCCAAAACTGGAATATCTATCACTGTATTACCAGATGTGCTAAACTCACAATCGCATTCTTGTGCAGCGCCTCTTTCGCCAGACAGTTTGGTTTGTTCATTGCGCCATTTTTGATCACGCTCTGGGTGTAGGTGCCAAGGAAGGCTAATGCGGTTCATGTTATTCAGTCCCTGCTCACTTTCCATCCACATCTTATGGAACCAGTTTCCTACACCGTTAGGAGTTGATAGTATGATTGCTTTACCACCCGTAGACAATGTGTATTGAGCAGATAGCCATATTTCTTCTATGTTGTCAATAAATGCGGCTTCGTCTACTACGAGCAATGACAACGCACTTGAACGACCGGATGTACCTGCACTGCTCGCAGCCTTGATTTCAGAACCGTTCTTTAGTTTTAATGAAAGTCTATTGTCTTCTACGGCAGGAACTTTAAGCCAGCTTGGTAAGTTGTCGTTGGCAAATCTTACTTTGGTTACGATTGCTTTGGACGTTTCTTGTGTAATACTCAAGCAAAGTATCTGCTTGTCTGTATGAAATGTCATCAGCCATATTGCATATCCTGATACAAGAGTTGTAATACCCATCTGGCGACTTTTTAATATGATATTCTGATCGTGCTTTACAAAGTCTTCTAATGCTTTGTCCTGAAATGGATATGTAAGAAATGGCAGTGTACCGCGAGTAGGATGCTGAATCTTAACATACTTCTTCATGAAGTATATAGGATCCTTGGCACATTTGACGTATTCTTCCTTGATTACGTCTTTTAGGTTTTTAGTTGTGGCCATAATGTTTGTATCTCACATATAACGGTGAGCGAAATCCTATATAAACTACATCTGGTATATTCTCGTGCACGCTTTTGCGAAACATCTTGGTGGATATATCAAGTATTTTGCCTTCTATATTGATCCAATCATGCGGCACTTCATATTCATCGTCGTATTGTGTAATGAACTTTCCGGCATTTGGTTCATCGAGTACGAATAGTCCTTCAACGATGTTGGCGTTTATGTTGTATTTTTTAAGAGCAGACAATAGATCTTTGCACATAGGTGCACAGTATCCTTGTGGATTTTGCGGATACTTGTTTTGTATTCTTTCCGCCAAACCCAGTATAATATCATCTTTAGATAACATCCCTACTAAATCCATATGTTATATATATCTGCATACTATATGATTTTGTCTATCATTTTTATAACATCTTCGGCGTAGATCTGCTTGGTGCATTCAAAGTCCTTCTTGCGAGGACACCATCTCCAATCCCCCTTATCAAATGTACAAGATGGATCGTTCCAGCATCCGTGGCACACATTTTTATTGATTACTCTGTATGGTGTATTGAATTCCGCAAACTCCATACTAAATCCGCTGATGAGTACAACGGGCTTTCCAACAGCCCACGCCAACCAACTCAGACCAGAACCGAGGCCAATAAAAAACTCAGCATGTTCCAATTGGGCCATTCTTTGCTCAAGAGAAAAATCTCCAGTTTTATCAACTACACCATTTGGAATATAGTTCATATTTACTCCGTTTCCAAACGAATTATAACGGTCTATGTCCCAAACTTCATACCCCTTGGATTTTATATATTTTACAACTTTATTCCACCCTTCTGGATTATTCCAGTATTTAGATTGTGCCGTGCTATGTGTTCCTATACATACATATTTGCTATTTGGTTTTTTTAAATTTGACGAAAACTTTAGCTTTGGCTTGATCTCGATTGGAGGTAAACCAAGTATTCCTTGTGCGACAAACGTCAACGATATCTTTTTTGGATCGGAAGGCGCGTTTCCTTGCCAGTTGTTTTGATCAAAATATCCTATTATATATGTGGCATAGAAATCATCATTGCTACCATTTTGTTTTATGAACTTTATGTTTTCATAACTCTTTGAAAATAATTGCATCAATTCTTCTTGAAAGACAACGCAAGTTAAATCGCATTCATGTTTTTTTTGGAATTCGTCAACCGATCCTATATATGCCATCAAATCCCCCAAACTCTGTGTATCAAGTACTATTTTTACTTTCTTGTCTTTTAAATTTAACTCTTGCGATTCTATCAAAGTCGTCCAATTTTCTCCAACAACTTCATACAATTCTGTTTTCCATTTCACAAAATATTTTATACTAGCCATAGTCCACATATTGTTGCCTATGTCTCCTTCATAAACAGTGTGTCCATTATTTGTATCTATGAATTTTACTTTATACTTCTTTGAAACGGGTCCAAGTATTTCGACTTTTGGTCCATTTGTATAACTTATGTGTATTGTATTTTTTGCTTCAACATGTTTGATTTTAGCGTCGCTATAATGTGCGATAAGTCTATCTCCAAATATCTTCTCTCTATATTCGCTATATATCGCTGCTAAATCGTGTACTCTGTTGGAGTATGAATTTTTCTGAGCACATTTTAATGCGTTTTCTTGGTATTCTTTATAGTTTAGGTATACTTCTTTTATACCTTCTACGACCTCGCTAAAATCTCTTTTAACCACACGCATTC